GACTTTGAGAACGACCGATACAATGTGCTTTGTAATTCTATGCTCTTGACAGAGGGCTGGGATTGCCCATCAGTAGACTGCGTGGTAGTGCTAAGACCTACTAAGGTGCGAGCGCTGTATAGCCAGATGGTAGGGCGTGGTACTCGCTTGCATCCGGGCAAGGAAGAATTGCTTTTATTAGACTTCCTCTGGCATACAGAACGCCACGAGCTATGCCGACCAGCTCACTTGATCTGTGAGACTCCAGAAGTCGCTCAGAAAATGGTTGAGAATATGGAAAAAGAGACAGGTGTCATGCTTGATCTTGAAGATATGGAAGTGAAGGCGGCAGAAGATGTAGTTGCTCAACGTGAGGAAGCTTTAGCCAAACAACTGGAAGAGATGCGTAAGCGTAAGCGTAAGCTGGTTGATCCATTACAATTCGAAATGTCTATCCATGCTGAAGATTTGTCGAACTACGTACCCAATTTTGGATGGGAGATGGCGCCTGCTAGCGACAAACAAATCAAAGCACTTGAGAAATACGGTATCTTTACCGACGAAATCGGAAACGCAGGCAAGGCCAATCTCTTGCTAGACAGATTGCACAAACGTCAATCAGAGGGCTTGACTACACCGAAGCAAATTCGGTTCCTGGAAGGCCGTGGCTTCAAAGATGTCGGTATGTGGCAATTTGACCAAGCTAGGAATATGATTGACCGGATTGCAGCAAATGGCTGGCGATTGCCAGTAGGCGTGCGACCGGCTGAATATGTACCGGGGTGATGTATGAAATTATTTCTTAACGAAGACTGTATGGATGTCATGAAACGATATCCTGATGGTTACTTTGACTTAGCTATTGTAGATCCTCCATATTTTTCCGGACCGGAAAAAAGAGAATTTTATGGGAACAAAATCAGTCCTATAGGAGTCCATAGATTGTACGGCAAAACAACTAAATGGGAAGTTCCGGGGAAAGATTATTTTGATGAATTATTTAGAGTTTCAAAAAATCAAATTATTTGGGGCGTGAACTACTTCAACTACTCTTTCGGTTCTGGCCGTATTGTGTGGGACAAGGTTAATACTCATTCAAGTTTTTCAGATTGTGAGTTGGCGTACTCCAGTTTGCATGATAGCACGCGCTTATTTCGCTATATGTGGAATGGTATGATGCAAGGGAAGTCAATATCTGAAGGCCATATCCAACAAGGAAACAAGGCTTTGAATGAGGTTAGAATTCATCCGACGCAAAAGCCGATTAATTTATATATATGGCTATTACAAAACTATGCAAGTGATGGAGATAAAATCCTAGACACACACGTTGGCTCAGCAAGTAGCCTAATAGCTTGTGAAGAAATGGGATTTAACTATGTAGGTTGCGAATTAGACGAAGATATTTTCAACTCAGCAAAACAGAGACTTGAAAATTATAAGTCACAAATAAAATTATTTTAAAGGAGAAAACAGTGGCAGAGAATGATTTTAATTTGTTGCCGTTGCTGGATTACATCAATCCTGCCACGGTAGACTACCAGACATGGGTAAATGTGGGCATGGCCTTGAAACACGAAGGTTACACGGCGTCCGACTGGGATAACTGGTCGCAAAACGATAGCCGGTACAAAAAATTTGAGTGCTTTAAAAAATGGGATACCTTCAACGAAGAAGCAGGAACTGTCGTAACAGGTGCGACTATTACCCAGCTTGCAAAAGAAGGCGGCTGGGTGTCGCAGTCTAGCTACGATAGCGAGAACGCGCATGAATTGGACTGGAACGATACCATCGACCGTGATTATCGTGTCATTGACAAGAATTGGATAGAAGGCAAGGAAATCCACGAGCCGACTGTTTGGAATCCAGTACAAGAAATCATCAAATACCTTGAAACGCTTTTTGAAGCTAGCGAAAATGTCGGCTATGTGACTGAATGCTATCCAAAGACTGACGACGAGACAGGCGAAATCGTCAAATGGTTGCCAACAAAGGGAGCGTACGACCGTACAGCTGGGCAATTGGTTGAAGCTCTCAGCAAATGCAATGGTGATATTGGGGCAGTCTTAGGCGATTATCACGAAGAAGCCGGCGCATGGGTTCGATTCAATCCCATGGATGGCAAAGGCGCCAAAAACGAAAATGTGACAGATTTTAGATATGCACTTGTCGAGTCAGATAGCATGCCGATTGATAAGCAGAACGCTATCTACAAAGAGCTTGAACTACCGATTGCTGCTTTAGTACACAGCGGGAACAAGTCACTACACGCTATCGTGAAAGTAGATGCTAAGAATTACGAAGAATATCGTAATCGTGTTGATTATCTTTATAAGGTCTGTCAGAAAAACGGGATCGTAGTTGATACCCAAAATCGAAATCCAAGCAGACTATCACGCATGCCGGGCTTTATCCGAAACGGACAGAAGCAATTCTTAGTAGATACCAACATCGGTAAGGCTGACTGGGACGAATGGTACCAGTACATCGAAGACTTGAACGATGACTTACCTGATCCTGAAGGATTGGCCGATAGTTGGGATAACTTGCCAGAGTTAGCGCCTGAGTTGATAAAAGGTGTCCTTCGTCAAGGCCACAAGATGCTGATTGCGGGACCGTCAAAAGCTGGTAAGTCATTTGCGTTGATTGAGATGTCGATTGCGATTGCTGAGGGCAAGAAATGGCTTGGCTGGGATTGTACGCAAGGACGCGTCCTCTATGTCAATCTAGAGTTAGACCGACCGTCAGCGCTGCATCGTTTCCGTGATGTCTACCAAGCTATGGGGTTGGCTCCGCAAAATATCAACAACATCGACATTTGGAATCTTCGTGGGAAGACTGTACCGATGGACAAGCTAGCACCTAAGCTCATACGTCGAGCTTTGAAGAAGAATTACATCGCAGTCATCATCGACCCAATCTATAAGGTTCTGACGGGTGATGAGAACAGCGCAGACCAGATGGCGCATTTTACCAATCAATTTGATAAGGTGGCCACTGAGCTAGGATCTAGCGTTATCTACTGTCACCACCATTCAAAGGGGTCTCAAGGTGGTAAGAAGTCCATGGATAGAGCTAGTGGTTCGGGTGTATTTGCCAGGGATCCTGACGCGCTTATTGACTTAGTTGAGTTGGAAGTGTCAGAGGAATTGTTGACACAACGTCTTAATCAGGCAGCATGCGAAGTATACAAGCAGGCTTTACGAGAGCAGAATAATGCTTATTACCAGCAAAATGTCGGACTAGATGATCTTTTGAGCCCAGCGCAGATGCGGACGCACTTTGAGAAAGGTATTCCTGATGTCATGGTTCGGGCACCATACACAGACAGGCTTGAAGAAGCTCGCAACAAAATCCAGATAGCAACCGCATGGCGTGTGGAAGGCACGCTTCGAGAGTTTGCCAAATTCAAGCCAGTCAATATGTGGTTCAGCTATCCAGTACATACGATTGATGAAACGGGTGTACTTGCGGACATACAGTTAGGAGAAGATGTGAATGGAAAAAACTCTCCATGGAAGAAAAATTTCAACAAGAAATTAACAAAAGAAGAGCGAAACGAAAAGCGTTCTGAGAGAATCGAAACGGCTATCGAGGCACTAGATGATGGAATGAGTCCTGTTACAATTGACGATCTGATCGATTATTTTTCGACTGAAGAAAAGCCAGTAAGTGAAAAAACAGTCCGTAGATGGATAAAAAACAATGGAAATTTTGAAGTGAAAAGCAAAGAAATTATAGCAAAAACAGACATCTAGAGACAAGGACAGGGACAAAAAACTATCGAAAATGTCCCTAGAGACAAAAATAGGGACAGGGACAAACTCGAAGGACAAATTCGAATATGTCTATCGAAAATGTCCCTAGGGACAAAACGAGGGACAGAATATCTCCCTCTTCGAGGAGAGATATTTAGGAAAATGTCCCTGATGGTCCATGGGTACAGGTACAGGAACAAGGGGGCTATGCATCCGCCCCTTGTAACCCTGTAACCCTGTCCCCTGACATGGACTAAGCGCGAAATTTAAAAAAGAAAGGAAGTGCATTTTTAAATATGTCTATTGAATTTTTTTTACCGATGGAAAAAATACCAACGACTACTCACCAACAAAAAAAGGTAAACGTGCAATTCGGAAAGCCAATCTTTTATGAGCCAGCTGATTTGAAAAATGCCAGGATGAAATTTGAAAGCTTGCTTGCGCAGCATGTGCCTCCTAATAAATTTAAAGGAGCGATTCGGCTGACAGTCAAATGGTGCTTCCCACGTATCAAGAAAAGCTACGATGGCCAGTACAAGACCACAAAGCCAGACACGGACAATCTGCAGAAGCTACTCAAGGACTGCATGACAAAACTTGGATACTGGCAGGACGATGCGCAAGTGGCCAGCGAGATTGTCGAGAAGTTCTGGGCGGATACTGTCGGGATCTATATCAAGATTGAGGAATTGCCATGAAGATTGACTACATAGATTTTTTTAGCAGGGTCATCCCAGAATGGATGGCACGTAGCAATCAGAAGAGCCAAGAGGTCGGTTTTGGATCGGACGCTTACTGGCTATGGGCAGTCGAATCTATAGGACAAATTTGCAAACAATACAACGATGATGAGCTAGTGACTGAGCAGTTCAGCCTGCTCTTCAACTGGCTAGAAAAACAAGCAAGGGGATAAGGTGTGAACAAATCAGATATTAAGCCTGGAGATTATGTAAAAGTTTTGAAAAGCGGTGAGTTTTTTAAAATCGTAAAAATTAAACATATTTACGGGAACACAATCGAAACAACACATGGAATCTATCTGCGTGATACATTAGCAAATAGGCTTGATGCTAGATGTAGAATTTCTGGAATTGTGAAATGGGAGGATTTGAAATGAAAGAAAAATCGTATGAACAAGTGCTTGATGAAATGATTGAAGAAGACAAGGTTAACAATCCGAGCCACTACAAGGGCAAGTTCGGGCTTGAAGCAATAGACGTTGTCCGTAACTTCGCAGGCGATTTATCAGCCGTGCAGGGCTTTTATTGGGGCAATGCGATTAAGTATCTATTGCGATTCCAAGGCAAGAATGGACTGGAAGACTTGAAGAAAGCCAGAAAGAATCTGGATTGGTTGATTGAGGAGATGGAGAAAGTTAATGAATAAAGAGGAAGCAAAGCAGAAATTACATAATTTAGCGTTTGCTAAGTTGAACACTAAACCAGATGATTTAAAACTTGCTGATGTTATGCAGATTGTTAATCAAATTGACGAACCACAAAAACCAGTCGTACCGCAGTTTGTGGCGGAGTGGATTGAGTATGTACGAGGCTGGAACAAGGGTTTGCTTTATGCACTAGCAAATGCTTCAGATGAAGTTCTTGCATGGCTTTGTGTAGATAAGTTGAAAAGGCAAGAACTCTTTGCTCTCGCTTGGCTTGATGGCTACGAGGTTGAGAAAGAGAAGCGGTATTTGGTGAAGATAAAATCGACTGGCCAATGCTTAGGGAAATACTACATCAATAATGAGATATTATCTCCACGATTCATCTACACAGGACGAAATGCGGACGCATTCACCCGCAAAGAGCTGGAAGAAGCTGGCTTCAGAGAAGTATTTAACAGCCCGCTATTTGAGGTCGAGGAGGTGGAGTGATGCGGTGCTTTAAAATTTTATGCATTTTAACCTTAGCAATAATGCTAACTGGTTGTAAAGTAAGAATTAAAATCATTGAAAAAAGCGGGGATATTAAAGAGCATTCTTTGATAAAAAATGTCCAAGAGGTAAAAAGATGAGTAGATTTGAAATATATTTATCTAAAAACGACCTTGAGCATATCGCTAACGGGCATGATGTGAAAATAAAAATCAACGGTAAAAGATTTTTGAACACAAATGAAATCATTTTGAAGCCTGATTTGATAAATGATGTCATGGCTCCGGTATTGAATTATAAAAATAAAATAATTGATACCGAACAGCAAAATGTTGCTAATAATTTCATGGGAGGTCACCAATGACCGAGATTAAATTAATATTTTTCATTGCCTCTTGCGTAGCATCGTTCTACGCAGGGGTGGTATTTAACAAACCAATAATAACGCACAAGGAAGAAGTTAACGGTAGGTATCACGTCACAGTCAGACATTATGGGAAGTATTTGGTTAACAAGGATCAGTACGAATCCATATCGGTCGGTGATAGTATGCCCGAATTTTTAAAAAGAAAGGAAAACTAAAATGAGCTCAGATAATTTTTTAAATAAGTTTACTTACTTTATTTTGTGCGTCTTCGTAGCGGTGGTCTGCTTCGGATTTTACAAGCAATTCGAAGCAAACCAAAATCTAAACGACAAGATTTTTAGTTTGGAACGACAAAATGCAGAAATCACTGAGCAGGTAGACAAGCTCAATAAGACG